CTACCAGTTCCTGTATATCAATTCCCGCCTGCCTTTGCCGGTGCCGGCACCGCCGATGGTGTAATTGATTCCCACAGTATCAGCCGGGAAGCCTTTGAAGATGCGCCGCATCTCAGGGTGGTCGTTGATTGTCAGGATGGCGCTGCCTTTCATGGTGCGCATGGCCTCGGCGATCTTCTCGTATTCCACCAGGGGGAACGGGACGCCGTAGCCTTCGGTTTCCCAGTAGGGCGGGTCAAGGAAATGCAATGTATAGTCGCGGTCCCACCGTTTCAGGCACGTGTGCCAATCGAGGTTTTCTATCCAAACCCTGGACAGTCTCACATGGGCCTGACTGAGATCCTCCTCGAGGCGGAGGATATTGAACCGGGGTGGCGAGCTGGGGGATATGCCGAATGTCTGTCCGGTAACTTTCGCGCCGAAGGAGAGCTTCTGAATATACAGGAACCTTGCTGCCCGCTGGATGTCTGTCAGAACCTCGGGCGGAGTCGCCTTTTCCAGCTCGAACAGGTGCCTGCTTGCCAGCGCCCATCGGAACTGCTTTAACAGTTCTTCAAGGTGGTGTTTAACGACCCGGTTCAGGTTGGCCACGTCGACGTTGATATCGTTCAGGACCTCGACCTCACTCGGTTGTTTGAGAAAGAACATCGAGCCGCCGCCGGCGAACTCTTCGACGTAGCAGGTATGCGGCCTGCCGTTAATCAGCGGCAACAGCTTCTTGGCCAGCCTGCGCTTGCCGCCGGGCCAGGCCAGTATAGGATAATGTTTCATGTGAGCCCCCTTGATTAACCAAACAAGATTTGTTAGGCTCACTCCGCCGCGTCGACGTGGTGGGGCAGCCTTGGGTCGGCTCACTGCTTTGCTCAGTGTGCTGGCGGCGGGGCCATGTTGGCGCATGGTCCCGTCGCTGCCTCTTCTCCTTATTTCTTCAACCTCTCGTGCCGCTCCAGCTCCGGAATCACTTCCCGCCGAACAAACTTCTTGTCCACCGGGCCAGTGTTGTAAAAATTGAACGTATGCCCGCCACTCGCCCCTCTGCCTCCCTGGAGCGAGGCCGCATCTGCGAACGAGCCGCCGGTCGCAAAGCTGACCCGAGGAGTCGGGATGTACAGATAATCCTTCCATCCCGAGGCCCTTGCCTTCAGCCGCTCCCAAATCTGGCGGCCCGCCGCCGAGAGCGGGTCGTTTATCCCGGCCATGAAGCCCCGGCCGACGTTGCTTTCCCAGAACTTGACCGCCTCGTTCCTAATGCCCCACTCTCCGGAGCGTACCGCAACTATCAGGTTGTCCACCGGAGAATCCGGTCCCGGAAAGCGACCGCCGCCGGCGAAGCCAGGGATCGTCCCTAACGACGCAGAGCCGGAGGCCGATTCCTCCCGGGCCTTCCTGGCAGCCTCAGCCTCGGCCTTTATGTTAGCCAGTTTCCTCTGGTGAATCTCCTCCAGAAGTCTCAATGCCTCATTGTACTCCTGGACGATCGCCAGGTTGCCGGCGGCTTGGGCATCAGCCAGCTTGGCCATAAGATCATCCTTCTTGGCCTGGTAGTCCCGCTCTTCGATGGCGGTCCTGTTGCCAAGCATCTCGTCCAGTTCGTCCCTGAGGCTGTCAACCGTGTCTTCGGCCTGCTCCTGGGCCTCCTTCAAGGATTCCGTCAGCCGGTCCACCTCCGAGCGGACCCCGGCCAGGTCTGCCTCGTCCAGCAGATCCATCTGCCTGATGAGACCGTTTGCGCGCTCGACTTGCCACGAGGTGGCCAGCCCCATGGCCTTCAGTTGTTCGGTCAGTTCCGCCACGGCCAGGCGCTGGGAGTAGTAGCGGTAGGTAAGCTGCTCGGCCTTCTCAGCGTGGTCCCCAAGCATCCTGCCAAACTGGAACCAGTCCCGGGATGCCTCGTCAGCTTTGCGGACAGCAGCGGCAACCTCTTCCAGCTTGACCCGGAGCCCGTCGACCGTATCCAGGGCGGTTTGCTTGACCGACACGCCGAATGCCGCGGCAACCTTCGGCCCCAGCGATACCACCCGGTTCGTTATTCCGTCCCACTGCGCATAGAACCATTCGGCGAACGAATGGAATGATGTCTGTTCTTTCTTGGATGTCGCTTCGGCCTCGGCGGCCTCACGCTGGTACCTGCCGAGGATCTCGGCATTGATCTGGTCGTCCAAGGCCTTCTTTGCCTCGTAGTATTCACGGTCGGCCTGGTATTTTTCCGCGAGGGCTCGCTTGTATTCGACCGTGTCGGGCAATTCATTGGCCAGCTCCCGGCCGCGCAGTTCGGCTATCCTGGCGAGGTAATCCCTTTCCGCCTCCAACTTGTCACGGACAGCCTGCTGATGGGTGATGAGCCCATCCCGCTCCGAGTCCCGGAGCCAGTCGAGCCTTTTTTTTAGCTCGAGCTCGTAGTCCAGAGAGGATTTTTCCAATACTTCGCGCCGGGCCTCGGCCGCCTCTCGTGCCAAGTCGTTTTCCGCCTGGGTCAAATTCGTAGCGGCTTGCAGCTTGGCCTCCTGGGCCTTGACGTACTGCTCGGAGTCGGCGTCATATACCTCAGCCACCTTGTTGAACCTGGCTTCAGCCAGCTTGTATTCGTCATCCGCCTGTTTGCGCCGGATTCCCAGGATTTCGGCAGCGCCATCGGCCTCAGATCTTATCCTCTGCGCGATCTGTAGTTCAATGAGTGCGATGCGGTCCTCGCCGCCCTTCCGGGCCGTTGCAAGAACGGCGGACTGCTTGTCCAATTCCTTCAGTACATCGTCTGCCTTATGCTGCTCGGCCAGACGGTTCAAATCGTTGAACTTGGCGATTTCGATATCCTGGAGCAAGGCCTTATTATTCCCGGCCGTCTTAATCTGCTCGTCATAAAACGCTTCGACTTTGGCCACCCGGTCCTGATACGCCTTTTCATATACCGCGGTCAGTTCCTTGTCGGTGTCTCCTATCGCCTTGGCGTACGTTTCGGCCGACTTCGCCTGCGATATGGCCGACTTCTTAGCGGCCTCGGCACGGCGCTCGGCATTGCGCTCCTGCTCGTCAGTCTGTTCCTTGTCGGTCTTCTTGGAGCTTTCGACATGACCGTTGTATCGTCTCTGGATGTCGCCAACAATGGCATAAAAGTTATTCTCGATTTCCTCCATCCGCTTCTTGGTCGCGTCAAAACCATCAAGGGGCGCCCTGGCCAGTGCCGACATCTTGTCTATAATCATCCCCAACAAAGGTCCGAGGGATGCGAAACCATTCAACAGCCACATAAGCCCTTCGGAAATCGGCTTCATCCCCTTCAAAATATCAGTAAGTGCCGGCATCAGCGACTCACCGACCGCTGCCTTTGTCAGCAACAGCTCGTTATTGAAGCGGTTAATGGCTGCCTGGCCTTTTTCAGACGCCTCGAGCGCGGCGACACCGTAGGTATCGTGCAGGGCCGCCGCCAGCTTGGGGAGCAGGTCGTCGGCGGTGAGTTGCCCCTGCTCCATCATCTTGTCAAGTTCGGCCGTTGAGACCCCCATGGCCTTGGCCGCGAGCTGGAACGCGCCGGGAAGCCTCTCGCCCAGTTGCTGCCGAAGCTCCTCGGCGGAAACCTTACCCTTAGAGATCATCTGCTGAAGGGCATTGAGCGCGCCCGAGGTCTCCTCACCGGACAAACCCAGGGCCGTGGCAGCCTCGGAAACCGCCGTGAAGACCCGGCGGGTCTCTTCCCCTTCCAGGGCCGTACCTTTGGCGGCGGCGGCCAGCTTGCCGTATTCACCGGCAGCCGACCCGAGGTCTAACCCGAGACGGTTCGCTTCCTCGCGAACGAAAGCCAGCTCCCTGCCGGCATTGACCCCGGCAACGGAGCGGAACGCGGTCTCCATTTTCTGAAGCTGCAGGGCGGCGTTGATGGCGTCCTTTGCCAGCGCGCCTATCCCCACGGTGGCAAGCGCCCCTGATAATGCGCCGGCTGCGCCCTTCAGGGACAGAACGCTGCCGACGTTGCCCTTCAGCTCCTTATCCACTTCGGAGAGTTGACCCTTCAGAGCCTGCTGCTCACGTTTGATCTCCTGTGCGGAGGTTACCCCTGCTTTTTCGATCTGACCGAAGTCAGACGTGAGTTTGACCTTCTCTTTCTCAATATCTAATGCGGTCCCGAGGTTTAGAGTTTTGAAGTCGTTACTCAACCGGTTACTGACGCGATCGCCGACGCGCACCAATTCGTTGAACGCTTCGACGGCCGCATTAAAAATGCGACTGAAGGCGTCCCGGGCCTCTATGACAATCTGAACCTTATTCTCACCCATTCAGGTTTTCCCTCGATCCCCGTTCCTCGAACCTTCCTTAAAAAACCACACTCACTTCACCGCTGCCACCGCCCGCAACCATCACCCCCTCGTACTGCTCCAGGTCGCCGTACACCACACCGTCACGGACGTCCGCGGCGGCAGGGTAGCCGGTGCCGGGTGCCCGTGCATTCTGGATCAGGATTGGGTGCCGCCAGATAATAGTATTCTCCGGCGCCAGGCCGGGAGCCGGGACAGCTAGCAGCAGCTCATGGACGCCATTAAGAATTACCGTATCAACACCGGGAGTATAGGCCATTACGGAAGCCCCCCGCCCGAGGTCAGGAATAGGATGGATGCCGAGGATGTTTGAGTAACTCCCACACCCCTCATGGCAGTATAGACCCTGTTCCCGCCATACATGGACAGGATCACCTCTCCGCCATCAGTAAACCCTACTGTTGGCGCGATGAGCATCAAATCCATGTCATACAAGAACACCATTCTGGCTGTGGAGAACCCCGTGAATTGGGTGAGAACGTAATTTCCGGCGGAGTCAAGCGATGGGGGTTGAGGGCCGCCTAAGTTGTAGGCGTTCACCCCTGTTTCGCCGGGAGAATAAATATTCGACCCGGCAATAGGGGTGAGTGAATCCGATTCGCGCACCACCCCGCGCTGCAACGTGACTGGTGTGGCCGCGCCGGCCAGTGTAATAACAAACACCGGTGCATACCCAGTGGTTAATGCGGCGCCTGTGGCTCGGTCAACCGGGCGCTGGCAGCACGCCAGGCCGTAATAGCCGTTCCCTTTACCTTGGGTGTAAGTACGGACAAATACTCCCCGGGGCGAAATTACGAGATTATAGTTGCAGAGCGCGGCCGCTCCCAAGATTTGACTGTTAGCAACGACCACCGACACGGGAGAACCGGTCCTAGCGGCTCCATCCGGCAACTGGTTTACAGTGCCAAAATACAGCGTCACGGTCGACGCAACCGAACCGTCAACCTGTATCCTCCACGGCTGGGTTGCAGCGAGTGGGTCAACGTCCGGCCCTGCCTCCAGGGTGGCGATGGTCGCGGTTATCGGGTTGTCCGTTATCAGCCCGCTGTTGACGTATTTGACGGTGAAACCGTTATTTCGCAGATCGTTTATTATCTGGGTCGCCAGCGGACCCGAAGTTGTCCAGCCGTCCTGTCTGTGGATTACTGCGGCCATAATATCCTCCTAATAGCTGATGGTTAACGACAACCTCACCCAGGTCACCGCGGCCGCCGACACAACCACGAACTCCAGCTCGTCGCCGGCAGCCAGCGCGGCATCCCATTCGGTGAGATCAGAATTCTCGGATTTCTGTTGGTCGACCAGGGCAGGGTTGTTACCGCCGACAATGGAAACCGACGCTGGAAACTCCGCGAAAGAGCATTTCCTGACGTCCATCACCACGCTCCCGGCCTGGTCTGCCACCAACCGCCAGCCCAGGATTGTGGCCGGCGCAGGCAGGGGACGGAATCCCTTGCTCCCGGCTGTTATGACTGCTCCTGCGCCGTCGACGGTGACGCCGATGGAGATGGTTTTCAGGATGGGGGCGCCGTCTCCATCGGAATGGTCGTGAGTGTCGCCGCCGGTTACGCCTTTCGCTGCCGGGGCATACGTGCCATCGTGATCATGTCCCGACTCTGCCGCCCCGATGTCGCCCGGCGTCAGGGCATCCTCACCGCCGGCTGAGTGACTCGCCGCGTGGCCAGTCGGAGTCCTGGTGTCGGACATCCGCGCATCCTCATCCGTGACAAATCTGTTCACATCGGATGGAGCCCCCGCCGTTCCAGCCAATGCGGCGCGCTGCTCGTCCGTAATCAGACTGTCTCCCGGTGGCCCGGGCGGTCCCTGCTCGGCCATCTCGGCAATGATGGTCTCGTCGTCCTCTATCAGTACGACTATCTCGTCTTCCATGTCACTTACCCCGGTAAAACGATGAATTTGCCACGCGGCCGCTTCTTCACGGTCCCGTCGGCGGTCTCGATCCGCGCCTGGAACACGTGATCCCCCGAGGGGATTGCTTCGGATGCGGTTTTATCGAGCAGCAGGCGAAACACGCCTTCGGCCAGGACACCGGGCTCAATGGTGAACGCCTTCAGAGAGGCTCCGTTGAATGCCTTCCGAACATCTCCCGTAATGGCTGCGCCGGTCAGGTCGATGGGCGCACCGGTCCGCTTATTCCGCACCGTTACCCGCAGCCGCAGCGTCTCACCTTGTACGATGGTAATTATCGGTTCACCCACTGTTCGAACCCCTTCGCGTCCGCGTGATACGCCGTGCGGACCGCAATCGCCAGCCTCTTTAATGCCTCTTCATCGCGCCGGTAAATAGCCTGTAAAACCTCTATGAAGTGGCCGTATCCGTAATCCCAGGCGCCCGGTCCATGGCCGCGCTCAATGACGAGACATACAGCCCCGAGAAGACTTTCGCGGCTGAATTTTTCAGCTCCTTGAGGACGCCTGCCAGCCCCAGCGCGTCCGCGAGCCTGAAAAAAACCGCGTTTACCCGCTTGAACGCCTCCCACACCTCCTCCAGCTCGGACGGCGCCAGCTCCTGCAACTCCTCCAGGGGGCAATCCACCGCCAGAGGGATGACATCCTGGGCCCGGCGGACGATTTCCGAGACCTTCACTGCCCCGAGCTTGCCGCCCTCCCCGGTGATGAGGGAGAGGATATCCTTGACCTTCAGTTCCGAGACGGTGATCCGTTTGCCGTCGACTTCGATTACTTCGTGCTTGCGCATTTACGTCTCCTTTGTGGTTGCGGGCGGGATGACCCCGCACCTACCTTTTAATTTCCCTGTTCGATGGCCGGTCACAGCAACCTCCCGGCAGCCTGAGCCCGCGCTGCTTGGCGTCCGCCAGCCAGCGAAGATAATCGTCTCCGGACCGGACGGGGGTAGGCGCTGCCGGGGGGGATTTCGGTGTGGTCGGGACAACAACTCGTCTTGGCCAGATAAATCTGGATAATAGCCTCATGGCAACTCCGTTATTGGGGCAGGGCGGCCGCGAAAGTGATGGTAACAGGGCCGAATTCGATACCGTCGCAGGTGGCCCAGACCCGAAATACACCGGGTTGGAGCGTGGCTTTGTAGTAGTAGAGCCCCGATTCGGCGTCCAAGGAGTACTTGTGCGTCCACGCGACAACAGCCGTCTGGCCATATTCAAAAAAGTACGGACGGGTCATCGGGTAGACATAATCACCCGGCTCCCAGTCGTAGCGCCAGGTGACTGGCAGTCCGCAGGTGTTTCCGCTCAACTGGACCGGGATAAAATTGAATGTGTCGTAGGGGCATGAAAAGCTCGACGCTCTCTGAGCCGCCCGGCAGATCTCCGTGGCGTTGTAATCCATCGGCAGCACCAGACCGGCAATCTCGGGGATGCACGCTGCAGGCGTCTCCGTAGCGGTCGGGACAGCCTCCCTGGTCAATCGCACCCCCACTTCCCGGCTTGGCCCCGGCACAATCAGTGTTTTCATACGTTTACCTCTACCCAGAACGGCGCATAGCCTGAGGCCCGAATCTCAACGACATGCTTCCCGGCCTTGACCCCGCTGAACGTCACCCGGCCGCTGGCGTCGGCAATGGCCGTTTTCTCACCGTCGAGGGTGGCAATTGCGCCCGCCAGCGGTTTCCCGGCGTCATCGGCGATGATCAGGGGTATAGTCCCATTACCGATGGCCACCCGCGTAACGGTCGGCGCCTGAGGCGTGAACCGGCCGGACCAACCTGCTATCTCCACGGCCACGACCGGCCCGGCCGGGTGGTCCAGGGTCAGGGTCATGGCGCCTGCCCCGTGATCCCGGTCGATGCCGGTGACCAGGGCTCCGGACACGGCCCCGCCGGGCAGCAGGGGGTGGACCGTCGAAACCGTATCACCCGGGTTGACCGCGGACAGGGAACGGTCGCCGTCCAGCGTGATTTCCCAGCGTGCTCCGGAGCGCCTCCTGCAGTGCGCCTCGGCAAGCCGGGCCGCCTGGCGCGGGGTGGGGCACCAAGCGGCCTCGATGACCTCTTCAATACGGCCATGGACCTTGATAGCCTCTGGAGCGTGATAGGTAACGCTCCCGGCGTAGTCATTTTTTGCCCAATCGAAACCGAACCGGACCGTGACAACGGTGGCAATGTCGTTCAGCCGGGCGTCACTGGAGACCGAGGAGATGGCGGCACGCGAGAGGGGGACAGTCCCTTTAAGGACTCCAGAGGGACTGTCCCCTTCAAGCTCAGGGAGCAGCCGTCCCAGCCCGGGCATGCTCCCGGACCAGAGAGATCCGCTGCTCGCAGCAATTGCGTCCAGGAGCGACCGGATGGTCTGAGAAGCATTACCCGCCACGCCGTGGGCCTCGATGCCCTCGCGTTGACAGGCAGCGGACCATAGAGCGAACCGGCCCCGGTCGATGGCGCGGCCGGTGGCCCACTGGAGCAGGTCCCAGGCCACGTCTGCCGGGTTGACCATGGGATGGCCGCTGATGGGGTGCAACAGGCCGTCAATGGTGGCGGTCAGGGTCTCTTTGCCGATCTGCAGGGCGGTCTGCACCTCCAGGAGCGCGTTCGTCTTACCGGTGGCATCCGGCTCATGTCGCAGACGGTATGCCGTGACCGGCGTACCCTCGAGGGAAACGGAAACGATGCCTCCGATGGGGTGGTCGGCAACGAGCCAGCGCCGGCCGGTGTCGTCATACGGCACCGCTTTCAGGGTGGCGCGTCCGTACACCCTGGGGAGCGCCTGCACGGACGCAAACCTGCCCCAGGCGGTGGTGTCGCGCAGCGGCACCGGGCGTGACAGCGGCAGCAGCAGGCTCATGATTCGCACTCCAGCTCGCAGACCGCGGACAGGCTGCAGCGGGTAACGGCTCCGCTGAATACGACTTCGCCACCGTGCTCAATCGCCACTTCGAACCCCAGCGGCGGTACCGCCCACAACCTGGAAAAATAGCCGTCTCCATTGTCCAGGGAAACAGAGGAGGTGGTGTTTTCGGCCCCCGGGGAGAGCTTCCCATGGACCGCGCCGACACCGAGGAGCCGGCCGGGCCTGGTCATCACGATGGGCGGCGTTGTCCGCACAGTGACTCTCATCCCACGGACCTCCATTCCGGAGCCAGCTCCAGCGAGGCGGCGATAGATCGATGGGCTATATCGTTAGGCTCATAGTTGAATTCGTCCGTGACCTCGAATTCATCGCCGTCGACACGGCAAAGATACGCCTCGTTCAGATGAAGCTCCTGCGGAACTAGGATCAGCGGCACGTCGCCGATCGTTTTCTGGCCGCGGACCAGGGCGGTCAATTTGGCCGCATCGTCCGGAGAGAGCATGACCCAATCCATGGTGGCGCCGGTCCCCTCCGCCATCAGCGCGGAGGCACCGGCTACCCTGGCCCGGGTCATGTCGTAGACATGGCGCAGTCGCAGAGCCGCGTTCACGTCCGGCTGGAACGGTTTACCCGCCCATATCCAGCGGACCGCGCCGGCTGTACTGAAGGTGAGGCGCAGGCCGACAACGGCGACCGCCGCGCCCGATGCGACATGCAGCCAGTCCCGGAGCGGCACTGCCGACAACCAGGGGAGCGGGGTCCAGTCAATTCCATTGGAAGTGGTTTCCGCGGTGACGGTAGCGCCTGCCGGGAGGGCGTGGGTGATGGCAATGGCGGTGATATCACGGGCAGTACCCCAAAGCATGGTGATATCCGCCGGACCGGCCTGCCATTGCCAGGCGTAGGCGTCGGGCGTTAATACCAGGTCCGGAGCCGCATCCTGGAGGGCTCGAAACCGGTACAGGTCTCCGGGTGCGAATGACGGAGCCTGCCCGGCCAGAAACGAGACGGAGAGCCCCAGCTCCAGGAGGGTGGCGTCGGCGATGGGAATGGCGGCCGACCAGGCGTCGCCGCCCTTGCGCCAGCGGAAGGTGCCCCCTTCAACCGAAAACGAAAATTTGTCTCCGATGGCAAACGGAATACCGCCGGAGGGCAAATCGAACACCAACCCCCCGGCGGCATAGTGCCGGTTTGCCGCGGTGAGATTCGCGGCCGGGAGCGGGTTGTTGGCGCCGTCTCGGGCCGCCACGGTCCACGACTCGGTGTCGTCGGCATCCAGTCCCCCCACGGCGTACAATGGCCGCGAGGGGATAACCGTTATCATCAGCCGCTCCGAGCTGCTCCAGACGGTTGAAGCGAGAGCCCCGCCGATGCTGATGGTGAGCCGATCGCCCTCTTTGAGGCGTTCTTCGCACCCGCATCGGATCTGAAAAGCAAACTCCTTGGTGTTTTCGTAGCTCCCCAAGCGGGTGGAGTAATACTCCACACCGCTAAACGCCGGGGCGTAACCGTCGGAGAGGACCCACCAGAATTCCTCTCCATCGATATCCTGCCAGCAGCCGGTTACAACACCGCTGACAGGGCTAGTTTTTCCCGGCACTATGCCGGCGCAGGTAAGCACGTAATCCGCCGCAGCAAAATATTTCTCGGTAAAATCGGTCGTCGCGTCGGTCCCCAGGATGCCGCTATCGGAGGCCAACGCCTCCAGCTCGGCCTGTACGGCGAGGAACATGGCGTCCCAGGCGGTGCGGCCGTCGACGCTGGTGTACACCTGGGCCAGACAATCGGCCAGGATAGTCGTGATGATTTTGCACAGGTGGATATCGGAGGCGTCTGTCGCTGCTTTGCCGGAGACAAAGGCGCCGGCATAGTTCCCCGTCACGGCGGCAGGAAAGGCGCGCTTAAGATCTTCCGCAACCATCCCGACTTCTGTGTTTATCGGTGATAGGGTCCCGAGCCAGTTGGCTCCGAATAAGTCTGTACCCTCTGCTGCCGACGCTATCCGCGGTGTCCAGATGTTTAGGGCCTGGTCGGCCGTGAGCCAGGACGACCCGTTGAAATTAAAGGTCTGAATCGGCCGCAGCTCGGTATTCCCCGCAATGAAATCCCTCTGCCACTCGTAGAGATCTTTCAGGCGGGACTGATAATCCGCATCCAAAATATCACCCCCTTCGTCGTTGTTGAGATCCAGCCCGAGACATGACGAACTCCAGCGCGGCGCATCCACGTCGCTGCAGGGGCAGTCGTTCGGATTCGGCCGTTTGGTGTAGGTCGCCGTGATGGTCCGCGGCGACGCATTGATCCCCAGCCGTCCCTCGATACAGATATTCGGGATCAGCTCACCTTCCGTCCGGCTGACCAGCGACACTTCGCTCAATTCCACATCCCTGACAGCGCCGGCGCCACCTATGGCCGGGCGGACCGGGATGGTCAACAGCACCGGCGAGGCTGCCGGGGCGTAGCGTTCTCCCTCCCTGGCGTCGGGCAGAGCGCCCAGGGCCGCGCCGGAGACGCTCCAGGAACCGTTTCCCCGGCACTGCAGCGTGATGGTGTCCGCCAGTGCCGCGGGGCGGGCGGAGAGGTCCAGGGGCCGGACGCCGGCGACGCTGGCCTCCTCGATGAGGGCATAGGCTCCCGTGGCCACTGGCAGATCGGTGCGGGCGTTGCCGCCCGGAGTGGTAACCGGCGCCGGCGTATAGGCCGGACGCAGCAGTCCCGAGGCGATCAGCGCCAGCAGCAGGTCGTGTCCGGTGACAATCTGGGCAACCGGGCCGTAGCTCTCGACGATGTCGGCTCCGCCGGCGCCGAGCCCCTCTCCGGTAACGGTCACTGAGTAATAACCGGTAACGATGATTATCGGCGTGCCCTTGGGGATGACCCGGACCGCCGCGGGCGTGAGCAGCGTACGGATCTGCCCTCCGCGATAGTCCCGAACCACCCGGTAGACCTGGGGATCGCTGCCGAAACGCACCCGAGGAGCATCGGCCGATACGTTGCCGGAGAGGTCGGTCGAGGTGACCACCCCTTCGATGTCCCACAGGTAGCCTGTCAGCTCATCCTGCTCCGCGGCCACTTCCTCCAGGGTCGCCGCGCCGGAGGGGGCGAGCGAGAGTCCGGAGACGTCCACGTCAATCCGGATGCGGTTGCCGGCCGCTCCCGCAGGCACGGCCCGCAGCGCGTCCGATCCCACCAGGCATTCGGCAGGAGTCCCGGCAAACGGCGGCCGCACCAGGGTAACGGCGACCTCCTGCGCCGGGATGTCCGCCGCGCCGACATTCAGCGAGCCGCTCCCCACGCCGCTGAATGTCGGCGTTGAAGCCCTGCCGGTGCCGTCGCCAGTGACGATCTCAACGTCATAGTCCGCCGATTCGTGTCCAACGTATTCCCCTTCCAGGACAACGAGTCCGGTCCCCTGGCGGGTCATGCCGAGGGACCGGATGCTGGAAGAGGGGAGCACGGCCGAGGCGGAAACCTCCGCGCCGGCGAGCACTGAATCAATGTGGGCTATGAGGAGTTGAGTGGGCATTACGCCTCCAGGATCTCCCGGAAGAACTTGCTGCCGGTGGTGCGTGTGAGGTCCATCTGCGCGGCGCCCTCCAGCGGCATCTGCCCCAGCGAGTCGCCGATGAGGGACAGTTCCTTCAGCGGGTCGCTGGAGAACTTGAAGATCTCCACCACCACAGCCTTGTTGTCCTCGGCAGTGTTCAGCCCCTCGAAGCGCAGACAGTAGTCCTTGGCCGCCTCGGTCATGGCCTCCACGGTCTCCTGGGCGGCGTAGGAGTAACTGACCTTCAGGTCGTCCTCGTCATCGATGTTCGCCGCCGCGCCCCGGGCGGTCTGCTCGGCCGCGGTAAGGATGTTGATGGACCCGGCTTCGGCGTTGACCGTGTAGTTCTTGTCAGCCTCGTAGGTAACTGTGCCGGTGTCGTCTTTTACCACAACGGTGCTCACCTTGACGTGGGCCAGGGCCACGGTCTTGCCGAGATACGCCGTGACCGACTCGTCGGCCGCATTGCCCGCCGCCACGGTTGCCGCGGTACCCCTGAGTGCCGTGGCCAGGTTTTCCTTGTTCAGCGACTCCAGGATTGCGGATACACCGACCTTGGTCTCTGTGGTCCGGCGCTTGTCAACGGCCCTCTGCCCCGTGGTGGCCTCCTTGTGTTCGTCAACGGATACGCCGATAGAGATCTTGAGTTCCGGGACGTTCCCCACGTGGCTGAACCCCTTAGGTTTCCCTGTGGTCGCATCGCGTTCCGCGATCAACAGCGCCCCCTGGCCGGAGTAATACTTCGATTCAACGAGATTCTGCGCGGGCATGTGTGCCTCCTTTTTACGTTATTCCCAACTCCGTCAACTTCTCCCTGATCTGCCCCTCGGCCACCGGCGGCGCCGGCGTCGAGGTCCTGAACATGATGTCGTATTCCCAGGTCCCCTGTTTTTCGTCCAGATACTCGTCGCCGTCATACTCGAACCGGCTGCAGCCCGGTATCTGCCAGCCGTTGATGATGACGCGCGCCGCCTCCAGGAAGAGCAGGGCATCACCTTCGAACCTGGCCACGGCCCGGACTGCGAGGACAGGCTGCCGACCTTTCTCTGCATTGCTGCCGGCATAGTGGACCAGGAGCGCGCCGCGTGGATGCATCAACCGGTATTTGCCGGGTTCGGCGGGGAAGGGCTTGATTTCAAGGCCCGTTATATAGGCCTTCAAGCGCTCCACAATTTTGTCGACGATTTCGTGGACGTACATCAGAACCCCTTCAAAGTTTCCTTGGTGAAGACAGGCTCCGGAGTGGTGTGTCTGGGGAGATCCGCCGGGCCTGACGGTGCGGTAACTTCCTGTTCCCCGATGGTCACGGTCCCCTTGGCGATGCTTTCCAGGAGCTTGATTGCGTTCCGGTACCGGTCTTTTCTCACCTCGGGCGGTTCGCTGTCCCGGCGGGAAAACAGGTTGTAGACGGCGATATCGGTGGAGACCTTCCGGATCACGTCCGGAACCGGGCTGAAGGGGACCTGGTAGCGTCCCCCGACCCAGGCGTCGATCTCCGCGTCCGCGTCGACAATGGCCTCGGTCACCACGGCCTCATCGACGCTCCCGGTCAGGGAATCGTCGGTAAGGCTCGTGATGACCGACTCCGGGAGCTGCTTCTTGATGTCGGTCAGAGTGCAGTAAGACACTGTAATCTCCCGAAGGGGGCAGGCCCTTTACGTCTCAGGGCCTGTCCCCTTTTCTGCCTTGGCCTTACGCGGTCACCGTGGCGTCGCAGATGCCGTTGACGTTCGGAATCGGGAACGGCTTCGACTCCGCCACCAACTGGAAGCCGCTCGGGTTGTCGGTCTTGAGTGGCTTGACGAAGAAGGGGAGTGGCTGCAGGTTGCCGTCCAGGTCGTCGATGGCGCAGTACGGCATCTGGTGCCCGGCGTCCAGGGCGATCATCTTGCAGACCTTGGCCCCTACCACCGGGACCATTGCCTTGGTCTGCGGGTTGTAATACTGCTCGTCCCGGGGCTTGACCAGGTAACCGCCGACGTTGATCCCCTGCTCGGTGATCTCGACCCGGAACTGCGCGGTGGACTGAAAACCCTCTGCCAGGGCGAACAACGCGTTGTACGCGGTCTCGCCGGCCCAGGCCTCGACCTTGCCGCCGTACCCTTTTTCCTTCAGCTTCTTGTGCATCCCCCTCAGTGAGAGAAATACATCCTTCAGCTTGGCGTCGGCGGCGTCCCACTTCTTGGCGGGAACGAATGCCTGGATGGCGCCGAAGTCCACCTCGTAGGTTTCGAAGCCGCCTCCTTCCAACTGCACGGGCCACTGGATCTTCCCGGTGATGGCCACGCAGCAGAGTGCCTCGGTGGTGGCCCGGACCGTGCGCCGCAGGATGTCGGTCTTTCCCTGCGCCCAGATACCGAGGGACGCCTGGTCCCCCATGATGACCTTCAGGTTGTTCAGGTCCGCGCCGGTGACACCGATGTCCGGACGGATCGGAAACGGCTCGTAAAAGCCGGTCGAGGCGGTACCGCCGGCAATGGTGATGGATCGACCGCCGCGCCGGGCCAGGGGCATGGCCTTGGCCACGGACTGCAACAGGTCGGAGCCGATGAGCGCCAGCGGCTGCTGGGGACGAACGGCGAAAATGGAGTCCATGACCGGCGTCTCGAGTACCGGCAGCTCGGTCAGATATCGGATGATGGCCTCACGGGTAAACAGGCCGCGGATGTTGATGAAGCCGAAGGCGAGGAGCGGCAGGGTTGCCACGGCCCCCTTGCCGCTGGAGGCCATGGCCGGGGCTCCGGGAAACAGAACGACGGCCAGCAGGAGCAGGCCGAGCCAGACTGAGAAAATAGCGAAAAATCGTTTCATGGTTGGGTCTCCTGTAGGGGCGGGGTCATCCCGCCCTGGGTTCAAACAATGTTGATGAGGGCGGGAGAACCCCGCCCCTACGGGTTACGGTTTGGCTACTTCGGGAAAATCCCCTTCTTCTGCAACAGCATCAGCAGCGCCGAGGAGGGTTCCGCCTTGGCCACCGCGCCGACCTTCAGCACCGTGCTGTTGACCGTGCCGTGCCCGACATACAGGCCGGAACCGCTCTTGGTGGTGTCGGTCTCCTCATCCAGGACCCCGTCCACGGCGGTCACGTAATCGGCAGTCACATCGACCTCGTTGACGACGTTGGCGTTGAAGGTTACGGCATAAGCGCCGGTCATGTAGTTGACGGTGCCGCTGCCGCCGGCATCACCCACCAAACGGCCGCTGCCGTCGTCTGCGAATGCCTCCACACCGTCGGTGATGGCGAGGGTGCCCGGCTCGACCGGGAACGAGGCCAGGTTGCCGGTGAATACCTTGGTGGCGCCGTCACCGGTCTCGATCACCTCGGCTGCCACGACTGCAAGGGGGATCAGTTCGCCGGCTTTACAGGTAAGGAGCAAACCGGTCGGATACGTTCCGTCATTCGCCTTCACCTTGCCCGACAGTATCACCGGGTCATGCCCGGGGATCTGTGCGCGTTCTTCGTCTCGGGAGAAGCTCCCGACTTGTCCGTTGATGGTCATGGGTCAAACTCCTTTCAGTCGTTTGAGGGGGGCTACACGTGTTTCGCCAGGTCCGCCGGTATCTTCCCTGTCTCCTGGCCGGTTTCGACCCGGCCGCCGCCCAGCTCGCCGAACTCGATGACCTTGGGCATGGCGTTGAACAGGTCCTTCAGGATGTCCGACGGGGACAAGGTCTGTTTAGCGTCCCCCTCGCCAAACTCGATGGTCTCGCCCGAGGTGAAGCCGGCTGCGAAGTCGAGTACGGCAATCACTTCTGCCTTGTTTGCCGGCAGGAGTTTCCCTGCCTGGACCAGGCCCTCGGCAAAGGCCACGTTACCGTCGTGGACGCCGGCGCTCTCCTTCACTTTCAGCGCATCTTCTCTCTTCTTCAGGTCCGCCTCCCTGGCGGCAAGCTGCTCGGCTGTCAACATGGTCGACCCCTCCTTGTTCGATTCAGCGAACGCCGGTTCCGGCGTCACTTCGGTCTTTGTCTCGGGCCGCAGGGCCTCTTCCTGGACATACTCGATATCCCATTCGGGCAGGGCCGCTTCGGCGTCGTCCGCGCCGAACTTCTCGATGAGCTTGTTTTTCAGGCTCCTGAGCAGCCGTGCGATGGTCCGGTCGTTCCAGTCGCCAAGCTCGATGATGCCGGTTTCGCCCTCAGAGAAGCTCACGGTCCCAAGGCCCTTCACCGCCGGCGGCATGGCCCCGAGAAAACCCAGGTGCCGGGGGTAGTACACCCCGGGTACCGGGTTGTTAGGGCTGTCCGGCTCGTAGAGGGACAGGGACACCCGGTTGAACTTGCCGGAATTGACCGCCTCGGCAAAGGCCGGGTCCACCTGGTCCGGCTCGCCCATCAGGAACCCTTCGGAGAAATCGGCGATACCGATCCTGCCGTACGCCGGGTCGTCGTGTTTCGGGTGGCCGATGACGAACGGGGCCGCGTAAATCTCCGGGTTGTAGGCCGCGGCCGTGGCCTTCAGGTCCGCCTCGGTGAAATTCACCACCTTGCCGTTCATGGCCGTGAACCTGCCCGGCTTCAGCATTTTGATTCTCTTCTTCATGCGGCCTCCTGTTTCCGGCCCACCATACAAAGGCGTCCGGAGAAGTGATAGTAAAGGGCTTTATAAAATCAGGACCGAGGTTCGAGGTTCGAGGGAAACAGTCCGAATTCAAAATCCGGATTTTTTGGGGTCGGACCATGGGACGGAACCCCGTTTAAACCATCTTTAAATTTTTGCGTGCCGGGCTTTCCGTCCCGACCGCCACCCTTTAGACCCCAGCCCCAACCAAAACGGCTCACAGGGCAAATTTGGCGTTTTGGGCTTTTACCCCTTCGCCTCCTCGATATGCCTCTCCACGATCTCGATGATGCGCTGCCGGTCCCGGGCCGCCAACTTCATGCCTGTCCCGTCGTTTACGGCCAGGTAAGGACGCGCCGGAATCCTGACCTTGCGTCCTCTGCCGGCAAGGCCGCCGAACTGGTGGATGCCTCCGTAGGGGATATGCCCGCCGGTGCCGATGGTGACCTGGTTGCGCTCGGCCTGGTAGTGGACCGAGCCCCGCAGATCCCCGTGCTCCACCAGGATTTTCTTGTTTACCAGGTACTGCCGGCCCGCCCGGGTCAGGTAGCCGCTCTTCTTCAGCCGCTTCCCTTTGGCCAGACCAAGCCCCAGGGTGGTGGCGGAGAGCTTGGGCCAGGGCCGCCCCTCCGGATCGGTCTGTGCCGCGAAGTTCTCCAGGACCCGCCGCTCGTAGTACTGGCCGATCTCGTGCATTGCCTGGGACATGTCGCCGGTCGCGGCCTGCAGCCGCGCCAGAACCGCCTTAACCTGCTCGTCATGTACGATTATCCTGGTGTCCATGGATTAAACCCTGTTTACATTCCAGTCCGGGTGCGGTATAGTTGATTCATTCGCTGATCCGGTGGGGCCGACCCCATAACCGCCGGATTTAGGACGTGCGTCGGGACGGCGGCGCATAGTCTCAATCCCTACCGTACAGAAGCTTTCCCTTCCGCAGGTTGTTCGCCGCACTCGATCCACCACGAAAGAAATCTCCGCTCACCCAGACCCCGTCCTGTATTTCCGCGTACAGCCCCAGAACCCGATCCTTGTCGAGCCGGATGGTCTTCACATACTTCTTGCGCAGGCCCACCCGGCCGGAGACCTCGCTCTTTGCGAAGTTGACCCAGATCTCATACGGCTCTTCGAGCAGCTCCCGGATGAAGGGGAAGTACTCCTCCCTGCCGTCCCAGCGAGTGTCCGGCTTGGCCAGGATGTGGTCGACTATCCCCTGGGTAATCAGCGTCCGTTCGCCGGTCGGGTCGGCAATGGATACCGAGTCGCCGCCCACGGACCTTCTCAGCTCCTCGCGCAATCCGTCCTCGGTACGCTGCCTGGTCCCGAGCTTCGCCTTCGGCGCGTCGACCGGCATCTTTGGCGGGCGGTTGTAATCCTCCGGCCGTCCCGGACACAGGTCTTTCCACGGCCCCTGGTCTTCCATGAGCCGCGCCTGGATGTTCTGGCCGTATGCCGCCTTCCCGACGTTGTAATCCCACCCCTTGTCTATGCCGACCGGTGCACCGGTCGTAGGATCGATAGGAGACGGCGGCGCTTCACCTCGACCGTCCGCCTGTGCCTGTCGGTACTCCTCTTCCGAGGCCCGGACAGCCCGGCAGTGGCATCCCCAGCCGTTCGGGCCATAATGGGTGTCCCACCAGGGATGACCGATGGGGAGGATGGTCCCGTCCCAGGCTTGATGCTGCGGCCTGGGATTGATGACCCCGTCCGCATGGACGTAGCGGAGATACTCGGTCAGGCTCTCGATAAACTGCTGCCAGCGGCCCGCCTGGTATGAGGTGGTGATGTTGGTGTCCCAGATCAGGCGGCTGCGCCAGTTGCGCCCCCCCTTGTAGGCCCAGCCGTGTCTGTCCACGATGGCATCAAATTGCTCCCGGAACTCCTTCAGGGTGAGCCCGCCGTCTATCGCCTTCTGAACCGCGCCGCGCAGGTCCGTGAGCAGGGCCGCCTTTGCCGCCCCGGCGGACATGAACCCCCTGGCGTGCTGCTCCTTCCACAGGTCGTCCCAGGCTGAAGTGGGGATGTTCAGCTTCTGCTGAAAGAACCTGGAAGCCTCGTTGAAGGGCAATTTAAAGACGGCGTCGAACTCTTCTCTGGTCATTCGCCGCTCTCCACGTCAATCCTCCCCGCCATCACGGCCCGCATGGTCTCCTCGCCGATGATCCCGGCCAGGGCCTCCACGCTCATGTCGGGGTAGGCGGCAAGGAGGATCTCCGGCAGTTCCTTGATGTCTTCCGCCGCGTCGATCCTCTTCCTCAAAGCGTCGATCCATGCGCCGGTCTCCGGGCCGGACGCCGAGCCGAGTCGCTCGGAAAGGGCGGACACCGTGGCGGTGGGGTCGTCGCCGGGCTCGGCAAACTGCAGGGTGTTGTTTTTCCCCGTTCCTCGATCCTCGGTCCCCGTGCCTACGATTTCTATCTCATCATCCTCCAGCCCGTACCGCCGCTTGAAGTAGACCGGCGTGAGCCGCGCCCCGGACGCGGCCACGGCATTGGACCGCTTCTCGTCCCGCTCGGCCACGACCAGCTCGTCTTCCTCGTCCTCGGTCTTGATCCACATCTGTGGATAGTTCTTGGTTCCCGGGAACTGGTAGTCCACCAGCCAGCGCACCACGCCGTTCTCGCTATTCAGGGCCTCGCACAGCGCATCGGCATCCGCCTTGACCAGGTCGCCCCGCACGTCCGCCTGGGCGTCCTGGTTGCCCAGCGCGCCCGGGGTCCCTTCGGTGGTGGCGGTCTGGCCCAGGATCACCACGGTCATGGCGCCGTCCATGTACTCCACCAGCTCCTTGTAGGTGGTGATGGAGCCGCTGCGGGCCGCCTCCAGGAGCTTCAGATTCATACCCTGGGGGTAGATCACGGCGCTGTTGGAGTGGACCGCCTGGGCGGCCGCCAGGAGCGCGTCCTGCTGTTCCTTCTTGCTGCCGCTGGGGTATTCCCCGGTCACGGTCGGCCCGGCGAACTTGTCGCAGAACATGAGCCAGAACTTGATGCCATTCTTCTTGAACCACCAGGGCCAGTACAGCTCCCGGCCCAGGCCCACTCCGTAGGGGGTCTCCACCTCGTCGCCGAAGGTCACGTGCTGAAACTTGCGAAGCGGCAAGCCGTCCCGGGTGCTCACGTTCTCGCCCATGGGGTTATCGCGGGTGATGAGGAGGATGTTGTTCTCCAGGTCGAACCTGAAGCGCCGTTGCGTCCGGTGGCGCATGTCCCTGATGAACACGTCCCCCTCGCTGTAATCCCACATCACCTCGGACAGTGCGAACCCCTTCAGGGTCCCGCCCCTGAGCAGCGCCCGGCGGGCGAGGTCGAAGGGGAAGCCGAGGAAGACCTGCTTCACGTACTCGGCGCGCCGCATGTCCTCGGCCTTGTCGGAGTATGGGGTGATCTCCCACTCCCGGCCGATGACCGCCAGCGCCCTGGTGCGGAGCGACGGGCCGATGCGGTCGTCCCGGCTCATGTCGTCATAGACCGTGATGTCGCCGCCGCACTCCAGGGCCAGCACCTTGTCCGGGTTGGCCAGGTGGGTCAGGAACCCCTGGAAGATATCGAAGTCGCTCGCCGCGCTGGCTATCTCGTCGGTTATGGGTTTTTGCCTGTCAGTTGCCATTTGACATCCTGTTCATATTTTTATGTAACTTCTTCAGGTTTTAATGACTTTTCCAGCCCCCTAGCCCCTAGCCCCCGGTTTCAGGTCCTCATGTAATTGTTCATCGCGCCGCCGTAGCCGGGCCGGAGCGGCCCGGCGGTCTTGAATTCGATGGGAGCGGAAGGATTCGACCGCGCCTGCACCGCCAGTGCTTTGGCCCAGAAATGATCCGCATGGCCGGTGGCCTCTTCCCGGTCCGCGTCGAAGCGGAAATTTCCGGCGCTGGTGGCTATCTTTTTCACCGTGTGCAGGCTTTGCCTGATTGTAGTGTCCGCCGGTATCCGATCTTTTTGGTCTTCGAAGCTCTTCTTGATGCCATTGGCCAGGGCCTCTTTGCTCTTGGGCGTGAACGTAACTGGCTCGACCAGGTGGCTGCCGAACATTTCAAGGGCCTCTTCGGCAAGCTGCATGCCGACGCCAGTTTCATCGATGCATGCCCGGCGCATTCGCGGCAACCTGAGGAGCGAGAACAGAACCAGGCGCTGCACCCCGAACGGCTGCTTCTTAAGGTCAATGACGGCTCGGGCTCGGGCAATTGCAGCCGAATCCTCATCAAGCCAGATGACGGAAAGGTCTCTTCTTCGGGCAACGTCAAATCCTGCGTACAGATCTCCCGTAAACAGGACATCAGAAAGGATTTCTCTACCCGCCGTGAAAGGAGGAGGATTCTCATCGGACTTGTGCTCCTCGTGGAAGTCGATGGCCGCGTTGACCAGGTCCTCGGCCCATTGGGGGAGGTAGTCGATCTTGACGTCTTCCACTGTCTCTATCAGGTCGTAGGGGAGGAAGGCGGTGGTCTCATCAATGAACTCGCAGAGGTATTCCTGGTGCCATGCTTCGTCATCGGCCAGGGCCAGGCGCAGATCCTCGGGCTCTATCTCGTTGCCGTCCTCGTCGACCAGGGTGAGCCCCATGGCCACGGCGTCGAAGATGTCGACCTTGTGCTTGGACCAGCCGCCACGTTCCCCCTTGAACTCGTGTTCCACGCCGTTGAAGATCTGGAGGGTCTTGGCGGTCCAGAGCTCGTAGAACTTGTTCTTCTTCCCCATGGGGGTGGAGATGATGCGGATCTTGTAGCCCCGGGTGACGGTGGGAAAGAGGGCCTTCCAGATGGCGCGGGAATCCTTGTGGAACGCGAACTCGTCCAGGAGGATGTGGGCCGAGTGGCCGCGGGCCGTGGCCGGATTGGCCGGAAGGCCGATAATGCGGCTGCCGTTGGGAAAGACGATCTCCAGCTGCTTGTACTCGGAGTCGCCTTCCTTGAAGGTTCCTTCCAACTCGATGACTGCCAGGCCGATGGCGCGGGCGTGCATGGCGGCCGTGGACATGAGCTCCCGGGACTGGCGCTCGCCGGCGGAGAGAAAGACCCACTTGGTCTTATGCTCGTAACAGTCGATGACTGCTTCCAGGGAGGTGCCGAAGCTCTTCCCCCCCTGGCGGCTCATCATGCCGATCTTGAAACGGCTCTTGTCCTCGATCCAGCGTTTCTGGTACTCGGTCAGCTTTATCAGCGGCTCGAACCCGGGAGGAAACGTGGCGCATTTGTGCTGGTCTTCCGTGGCCGGCACATGGCTGGGCGACTGAGCCGCCTTGGCCGCGGCCAGGACCGCGTCGGGCCGGATGGTGGCCAGGAGGAACAGAAAGGCGATGGCCAGCAGGAATATCTGTAGCGGGCTACGCCAGGCCATAGATCACCGTCTTGATGTAGTTGAGTGTTTCAGGCTTCAGCTGCAAGGTGTCTGTCTTTTCCAGTGCTTCCGCCGCATCCTGCAATGCCTGTTTCCGAATCTCCGCCTCCCTCTTCACATTCAAGGTGGTGCTCTGCTCCAGCCGCTGAACGCCCAGGGCCAGGGCCTTGACCTGGTCGATGGTGGCGGCCAGGGTTTCCGGGCTCTCGATATCGGCGTCCTGGAGCTTGAGCGACAGGTCATAGGCAAGTGTCCGCAGCATCTCGGTGATGAGGAGGCCGAGCTGCCCCTGGGGGGAGGCGCCGAACTTGCCGATCCACATCTCGGCCATCTCCCGGCCCTGGCGGATCTTGGCGCCCACCTCCTCCATCTTGAGGGCGTAGCGGTTTACGCTCGACTTGGTGACCCGCTCCTCGTGCCCTTCCTCCTCCAGGATGGCGTTGATCCGGCGGGTCGCCTCCAACTGGCTGCAGCGCGGATTGCGCAGAAGCTCCTGGAGTTGCTCCTTAATGTCGTCCGGAAGCATGTCGATGGTTGACGGTTGACGCCCCATGCTATTCCCCCGGCCGGGGGCGCTTCACCCCCGGGACCACGGCCGCGCCGGTGGCCACGTCGAGCCCGCGGGCGGTGAGGGTGGCCACGTAGACCGCGCCGTCCAGTACCGTCTTGAGGGTGATGAGCCCCTGTTCCTTCAGCCACGACAAATGCGTCCTGACGCAATCCCGGGAGCATTTCTGCCCGACCATCTCCATACCGTCCTGGAGCATGGAATCGTTCAGGGTATAGGCCGCGCTATCCTCCTGCAGCAGCCGGAGGATTATAAGGCGGTGGTGCTGTGCCTTGAGATCGCAGTATTCCATTACCGCTTGCCTCCCTGGTTTATGAGGAACTCGTTGATCAGATCCACGGCCTTTGCGAGGCCCTTGAGCGACCCTTTAATCTCCCTTGTATCACCCTGGACCGCGTCCATTCGTTCCTCCAGGCGCGGATGATAGGTGCAGGCAGGCGGGTGCTTCACATCGTTTTCCAGTTGCGCCAGCCGGTTTTCCGCCGCGGAAAACCTCTTGTTCGTCACCTTCTCCCGGTTCGTCCACCAGACGTAGATACCGATGGCGGCCGTAAGCAGGAACTGGAAGACCTGGAACCAGAAGTTGAGGGACTGATAGTTGATGACGGGCTGTTGGGTCACAGTGGTCTCCAGTTTTCATGCATGGTTTGACAGGCTACGCAGCGGGTGGCGCCCGGCATCGCCCGGAGACGGGCTTCGGGGATGGGGTCGCCGCAGTCTTCACAAATCCCCCCGCTCGTTTCACTCGCACCCCCCTTTTTCAAAGTGGGGTTGGGTGCCTCTGGGTCGGGGGCGCTCCCCACTTTGTAAAAGGGGGGCTGGGGGGGATTTCGCCTTGCATGTTCGCCCAATGCGAGGTTAAGAAAAAACTCGTCCCGCTGCTGCGCGCGGTCAATCTCGTCACCCACAGGGCCTACCCTTTGGCGGAAGAAACGAACTTCATATCCGGAAAGCCGTCTGCCCGTGCGTCTTCCAGGGCCTTGACGATCTTTGCCGAGTCGGTGAAATCAGCCGTGTTCACTTCGAAGAGCTTCCCGCCCACCGAGAAGATTATCTTCTCAGCCAGGGTCAAGCCGATGAGAATGAGCTGTGCGGTTGCCGGGTCCATCATTTACCTCCTGTAGGGGCGCCGCTTGCCGCGCCCTAGTTGCTTGCCGCTCCCGTGAGTGCCTGCAGATCGAGCAGCAGGGTCCGGAGCCGGGCCAGGGCCAGGTCGTACCCCCCGGAACGACCGGTGTCCAGGTAGACCTGGAACGCGTCGGAGGCCACGAGGTACGCAGCCTGGCCCTGTTTGTATAACGCCAGGGCCTTGTCGCAGTCCGCCTGTCGCAGAACCCCCTGGGTGCAGAGCTCGTCGGCGGTCGTGGCCGCGGCGATAATGCCCTGGCGAGTGGAAAGAAGCGTCTTCACGGCGATGCTCTGCGGGGTCTCGGTGGTGGCGCAGGCGCTCAAGCCGATAATCAGCAGGGCGGCCAGGATGAGCAGGATGGACAGCCGGACAAACCCGCCTTCTTTGACGGCGGCCGTAGGGGCGCCGCTTGCCGCGCCCTGAATCAGTGGCGGCGCGAGAGGCAGGTCCGCGCCGCTCATCAGCTCTGTCTTGCGGGCGCTCCCTTCGGAGCTCCCGAAGTAGAACCCGTAAACCTCCTTGACCAGGGTAACCATGGTGCCGATGACCACCAGGATTATGTCCCGGGTCGCCGAGGGTGGGGGAACGTAGAACAGCAGGCCGATACAGACGATGAAGCCGATGAAGGTGATGATGCCGAGCCAGGGTTTGATGTCTTTCATGTCATACCTCCTAGATGCGGGGGCTGGGGATTTGGGACTGGGGACTGGAAACTGGAAACACCAGCCCCTAGCCTCCAGCCCCGAGCCCCTGGTTTATATTTTCCACAAATCCAATATCCCCGGTTTATACACCGTCTTGCCGCCCACCTTGACCGCTGTCAGCTCCTGATGACGCGGGGCCTTGTGCGCCAGCCCCAGGTGGACCCAGCCGGTGGGGCCGAACTCGTAGATGACCTGGTCGAACTCGGGGATGAGCCCGGGCACGGCCAGACAAACTGCGATATTTGGTACGCCTACGACCTCGAAATCGACGGCCATGGCCGCGCAATGGGCGCTGGTCGGCGAACCCCCAACCGCCTTGTTGACGGATTTGGAGCGGAAGCAGCTGGTCACGCGAATCGGCCTGTCGAAGTGTGCGCGGATTTTCTCCAGGGCACTGGCAACCAGCTCCACGTTGCGGAAATGCTGGGTCGGGAGGGTATTGTCCAGGCCGAGGCGCAGGGCCGTGGCCGAGCGGGTCAGCTCCTCCAGGGTGAAGTGTTCGGTGATAAGGTGGGGCATCTGGACTCCTGTGAATGTGGGGGCCGGACTATCCCGGCCCCCGCCTGCTATGGGCGGATTTACAGTCCGCCCCCGTCATAGACGGCGCCTGCCCAGGATCACGGAGGCTGGGGTCGTGGGCGCCCGGTGTATTTTGGTGGAAAACGGGGCGGGCCGAAGCCCGCCATCACAAGAAAGGAGGAGTTGCGTCACGGCGGGGACAACGGTAACAGGGGAGGGATTTGCTAGATAGTAAAGGGCTTTATAAAATGAAAGGCCCGCCGGGTGACGGGCCTTGAGGGGCTGGAGATAACGTGCCGCACGAGCGGGCAAGCCGCTCAGCGGCGGGGACTGTTATTTTGCTATCCGACGGGCTTGAACTTGTCCAAATCTATCTAGCCGCGTCTCGATCAACCCCATTTTCCGCAATGCGTCTGTAGTCCGTGTGATGCTGCGAAATACAGCCGATACAGTTGCCCACTCATCACCAATGCTGTCTAATATCCGTGACTGGTTGTATGACAGTTTCAAAATCGCCTCCTCCGTTCAGCGGCAAAATAACCAGCCGCTCGACACCGACCCTTGGCGGGTCAGCTAAATTCCGGCACGTCTATTTCTGCCAATTGCTCGGGAGTGAACGCCGCTTTCATGGCCTCCACAGCCTCCCGTTCCGTGCTGAATCCGACCTTTGTCGAGAGTCTGAGAATCGGCCTGTCACAGCCGCTCGGAGTAGGATGATTGACGTAGTACAAGCCGTGCCAAAGTTTAGTATCACCGTGTTGCCCTGCTACAATGTGATTTCTCATGATCGCTCCGTGGCAAGGAGCGCATAACCAGAAAAATGCACTCTGGCTGCGCTTCGCTTGCAGGTGATTTACAAGTCGTTATAGCGCACGGCCAGCTTTGACCAACCTGCCGACAGTGACTTGCCTCCAGCGCTACCCGACTCCAAAGGTTCGGACGGTTTCGGCTCTTCCAGGCTTATCGAGTTCCGGTGCTGGCCGTGCGCCATGACTTATTGCTCCGTTCCTTCGGATGCCTTCACCGCCGCCAGCACGTCATCCAGGTGCAGGCACTCTTTGAGGTTCGGGCAGGGGTCGTTCGGCGACACGGGCGCGATCTTCCCGTTGCAGTAGTCGTTTCCGGCCTGAGCATCGTACAGGATACCGATTACCGGAGCGCCATAGCTGGGAATTAAAACAACCTTGTCACCATTCTTTGCTTCTCTTCCGTTCTTGTAATGCATGTGATTCCTCCTTCTGTGTATGTGCGCTATAATCAGCGCTGCGGACCCCGCAAGAGGGTCACACTTGATCGTTATCGTGGCAGCGACCGGGGCAGCGCATCAACCACCTGCACACCCCCCGGCCACCGCGCACAGCCGTTATCCCTCCACCCCCGGCAGTTTCATCTGAGTCCTCAACAGGTGAGCCTTCCGGATACGCCGGATAGCCGCATAGAACGCCTGTTCGCCGATGCCGTACTGACGCATCAGCGCCAGCTTGGACCGGTATGATCCGTCCCACGCCCGCCAGAGGACATAATCACGCCGGGTGGTCTCGTAGACCACTCCCTTGGGCACGAACAGCGAAGTGCCCGCCCAATCGGAACGGAGCAGCTCCAGCAGCTTCATCCCCAGGCTGTCGGCCCGTTCTGGCGCCGCCTCGCCGAGAATACGGGAAAAACTCCGCGCTATGGCGGTGAGCTGGGCCTCGGTGAGGACGTTCGAGGTTGCCTCGGCCGCGGCCGGCGCCGCCTGGTTCTGGAAGAGATCATCCTGTTTTTCCCGGGGTACGTCTTTCTTCTTCAGGATGTAGAGCATCCTGCCGGACCACTCTTGGCGCAGGTATTCGGTCATCCGGAACGCGGCCTCGTCGGCCTGCTCGCGGGCATAGCCCACCTCCTGAAGGCGTTCGGACAGCTTGCGCCAGGCGTCTTCCAGCAGCTCGGGATATTTTTCCATAAACTCAGGTTTCATCATTTTTCCCCGCTCAGATCCCACCCCTCGCGCTGCGCCTGTTTCCGTAGCGCGGTGATGACCTTGTAGAGGTCCCCATCCTTGACCCATGCCACCTTGTCCACCCGGCATATCGCACGTGCTATAGCATCCGCATACGCCCACGGCTTCCCGCCGACGGTGAGCAATGCCTCGATCTTCTTGAGCTGCTCGGCCCGGGAAGAGGGGCGGTCCATGTTCTTCGGCCGGTTGGGGTAGGAACTCCCCCCTTTATGAAAGGGGGGCCGGGGGGGATTTCCACACAGATGATCCAGCACGGCCCGCCGGCCCCTGGCGTCAAGGTCGGCCGCCGAATCGACGCCGGCGACGTTCTTGAGCATGAGGCGGTAATCGTCCTCGGACAGCCCTTTTTCCGCCTTGGCGATGTGGATCTTGGCCAGCTCGGCCCGGCGGCGATCCTCGGGGGTGGACTGTTTTTTATTCCATCTTTTATTCCGGCTTGAAGCCATATTGAATCACCCCTTCCTTGTGGTTTTCGGACCCCAGGAATTCATAAACCTGGCCACCATCTCCTTGACCCTGCTCACGTTCTCGGCGTGCTGTTCGGCGCTCACCTCCGGCTCCGGCAGCTTCACCCGCTCGGGCCGGGGCGGGAGCAGCTCCAGGATCTGCGCCGGCGCGGGCCAGCGGACCGCCACCGGGAAGAACGCCAGAAACGCCTTCCTCAGCCGCTCGGCATCCACCGCCTCGATGCAGAGCCGCCGCTCCATGGCCTTCAGCCAGATGTCGGCGGTGAGGGGCAGTGTATCGGCCGAGGGCTGGCCCTCCAGTGACAGGGCCACCAGGGCCTGAAGGCCGGAGGCGATCTCCCTCTTCAGCCAGGCATTATTCACGCTGCCACTCCTCCAGGGCGGTTATCCCCTGGGCGCGGCGACTCTGCCTGTGAACCTGGGGTAATTGGCTTTCCTCGTTCCTCGAACCTCGTTCCTCGAACCTGGTGTTCTCCAGCACCCGCTTCAGATAGTTGTGCCCCTTCAACGGCCGCACATCCCCGGCATCCCGTTTCTGCCTGAGCGACTCCACCGTCTCGGACAGAGCCGCCGCCAGCCGTGTGTTGTCGTTTGACAACTCCACCACCTCCCGGGCCAGACGGAGCATCCGCTCATACGCCAGCGCCCGGGTAGCGGGGCGGAAAAGGCCGAGATACGCCACCAGCGGCCGGGCCAGCTCGCCGAGCCCGGCCAGGAACGCCGTGAACTCGCGGCCGGCTGTTTCTTCCATTGCGGCCTCCAGGTGCATGATGGTGTGGCAGCTGGTGCAGGTGATTTTCATCCGCACACCTCGACCAGCTCGATGCTGGCAAACGTCTTCAGGTAATGCCGGCGCAACGCGGTGGCGTTGGGCCAGATAGGGGAAAAGAAATGGTATTTTTCGTCAGGGTCGTAGCCGGATTTCTTAAGCATCTTTTTCGGCCACTTCTTCAGTTCGGCTCTTGTTTTTGACGGCCAAGAAAATCTCTCCACCCGACGTAGAAACTTCTGCTTAGGGCGTTCTTCTTTTGCGGAGATCCAGGCGCCCTTGAATTCTCCATCGATGAAGGTGACGATTCCAAGCTGATTGTTGGAAACAAGCTGCCGCTGAAACAGTACCGCCCGCCCGTCGACCTGGAGCTTGGCATAGCCGTAAGTCCCGCTAAGCGCCTTCTCAACCTTTCCCCACTCTTCCTTCGTCATCCCAAGCCCCCAGTCCCCAGCCCCTGTTTTTCCAGTTTCACCGGCTCCGGCCACCCCTGTATCCCTCCCGGCATAATCTTCCGGTCGATATCTACGAAGTCCTTACACTTCGCCGGCCACTTCACAATCGGCAGCGGATGCTCCGGATGGCGGCAATGCCTCTCCAGCCCCCTCCACCCGAAAAACTTGCATTCCCCGCAGGCCGCCATTCACCGCCCCAACTGCTGCATAATCACGGTGAGGGTAATGACCAGCAACACGATCCCCGCGCACAAACACAAGACCGTCTCTCTCGGGTCTCCCACGTCACCCTCCATAGCAGGCCCACAGCCAGAGCCCCGCAAAACCGGCCGCCGCAAGCAGCGCGACGACAACGAACGGCACTATCAGGTCTTTCAAAATTTCCTTGTCGATGTCGTCGAAATTAATCATGCGGCCTCCGGCGGCGGGTCGGCAAGAGTCACCATCCGCTCGATCAGCGTGTACTCGAACCGCTCCCGGCCCACCTGCCGGCATTCGATTCGGAATCCGTTCATGCGCAATTCGGCGACCGCCGAGTTGACCGCGCAGACTTCCGCCTCCCGGATGATCTCCAGGGTGCTGTGCGGCTGCCCATCGGACAGCACCGCCAGCACCCGCCGGAGCCGGTCTGAATTCTCGATGCGCGCGTAGTGGATGAT